CCGAGGAATTGGGTAACGGGGTATGGAGTTCGACCAACAATATGCGCTTTGTCAATGGCTACGCAGAGCGTTTCCGTGGCACCGTGCAGGTGTTTGATACGCCATCCGTTACGCCTTACTACATTGCGCCTTATGCAACCACTAGCGCCCGTTTCTGGGTGCATGCTGGCCTGAATGCGGTGTATGTGGATGATGGCACAACACGCACGGACATAACAGGCACAGCGCCAACAGGGGCCATTGATAACAAGTGGACAGGCGGCAGCTTGAATGGCGTTCTGGTGCTGAATAACGGCGTCGATAACCCCATGTTTTGGGGCGGCGACACAGGCACAAACCTCGCCACGCTGACCGGCTGGACAGGCACATGGAAAGCGCAGGCGGTGCGGCCATTCAAGAATTTCATCGTCGCGCTGGACATTACCAAGGGCGCGAATCGTTACCCGCATATGGTCAAGTGGAGCGACATTGCTGTACCTGGTGCAATTCCTACAAGCTGGGACGAAACAAACGCGGCACTCGATGCTGGCGAACAAGACCTAGCAGAAACACCTGATCTACTGGTTGACTGTCTGCCGCTTGGCGATGTGAACATCATCTACAAAGAACGCTCGACGTACGCGATGACGTATGTGGGCGCACCGTATATTTTCCGCTTCCAACGCCTACCGGGCGAGTCTGGAATGCTGGCGCGTGGGTGTGCGGTTAATACGCCTTTGGGGCATGTTGTGCTGACTGCTGGCGATGTGGTTGTCAATAACGGCACAGGCGTGCAATCTATCGCAAATGGGGCAGTGCGAAACTACATTTTTAAGAACATCGACAGCACAAACTACAAGCGCGCGTTTGTCACATCAAACCCTCAAAGGAACGAGGTGTGGATTTGCTTCCCATACGGCAGCAGCGAGACATGCAACACGGCCTGCGTCTGGAATTGGGTCGATAAGTCGTGGGGTATTCGAAGCCTGTCTAACGTCACATACGGCGCATTCGGCCAACTGCCTGTATCGTCCTCCGCTACAAGCTGGGCCAGTGATTCGGAGGCTTGGGACACTGACGCTACAAGCTGGAACGAAAACGAATATTCACCGGCAGAGGCGCGTTTATTGATGTGTCGCAGTACCCCGCTAATCACACTGGAAGATACCGGAACAACTGACATTGGCGCACTTATTGACTCCAGTTTAGAGCGTACCGGCATGACGATGGGCGATGCGTACTCTGTGAAAACAGTGCGCGCAATTTACCCGCGCATTGATGGCAACACTGGAGCTACGGTAAATGTGCAGATCGGCGCATCCATGTTCCCCGACGCTGGCCCAGAGTGGCAGACAGCGCAGCCGTTTGTCATTGGATCGTCTATCAAGATTGATTCGTTCGCCACTGGTCGATTTATCTCCGTGCGCTTTACCAACGTGGACTATGGGGCGTGGCGAATGAAATCGTTTGATGTGGATTATGTGAACGCAGGATCGTACTAATGGCACGTTACATACCCGGCAATGTGGCCGATCCTGCGATAGCAGCAGAGCTTGCAAAGATCGCTCAGGCAATGGAAACACCCGATCCTTTCATCACACTGGACACGCTCTATGCAGCGCCAAAGAAGTACCGCGAAGGCACTGTGGTGAAGGCTGGCGCTCCGTGGAATCCAGGTGCTGGCGATGGGGTGTATTGCTATCGCGGCGGGGCTTGGACACTACTAGGATAAGGAGATAAACATGGCAATGACAGCAGAACAGAACGCAGGAATCTTGGACTACTGGAACAAGAACAAAGGCGACCCGAAGGCCGTGATGGACGCGATGACACAGTACGGCGTCGGTGCCGCTGACTTGGCAAACGCCATCGGGCGCAATACGAGCGAAGTCGGCAACTACCTGACAGACGCAGGCGCTGCTAGGGGCTTCGGAGGCTTCAACAAAGGCATCACTGACACTTACTACGGTAGCGCAGCAGACTCGAAGCCAGTGGCAGCACCTAGCCAAACCGTTGTCGGTGGTGGCGCACAACAAAACCTTGGAATTGGCGGTCAGGGTTACACCAAAAATCCCTATCTCGACCAAATGGCATCGGGCATCACCAGCCAAATGAATGACAACTGGCAGCGCAACCAACTGCCAAGCATTCGCAGTGGCGCAATGGCTGCGGGTGGCTTCGGTGGGTCGCGCCAAGGTGTTGTAGAGGCTAACGGCTTGAACGATATGAATCGCTCGCTAGGCCAGAACCTGACCAACCTGTACGGCAACGACTACAACAACGCCATGGGCCGCAACTTGCAGCAGCAGAGCATCAATAACAGCTACGACTTGGGCCTGCGCTCTAGTGATTTGGGCTTCTCGAATCTGGACGCCAACATCGCACAAAACAACTTTGGCAACCAGATGCAGGCTGCGAACTTTGGCATGGGTGTGTACGGGATGATGAATGGCATGAATCAGCAAGGCATCAACAGCGGCACACAGATGCAGAACACGCCGCTGGACTATCAAAAGTATTTCACGAACAGCGCAAACGCAACAGGCGGCATGGGCGGAACGCAGACCGGCACGCAAGGCACCACTAGCAATGGATTGTCGCAAGGGCTGGGCCTTGGGCTGGCTGGCGGCGACTTTCTAACAAAATACTTCACCGCAGTTTAAGGAGCACAAAATGGCAGGATTAGGCGGATTATTGGGGATGGGTGGAGGGTTCGCGCTGGGTGGGCCTGTAGGCGCGATGATTGGCGGCGCTTTGGGCGGGGCCATTGACGGCAACCAAGAAACAAACGGCGGCGCGGGTGCATCGTCCCAGACACGCGACCCATGGGGACCGGCACAGCCCTACATGCTGCGCAATTTGCAAACCAATGCAGACCTGCAGAAGTTCTACCAACAGCACCCATTCAATGAGACACAGCAAGCTGGCTACCAGAACCAGAACGGCCTGATTGACAAGTTCAACGGGCAAGCGGCACCGGGCCTGCTCGGTTTTGCTAATCAGATGATGGGCAGCCACTACCAGCGCGCACAAGGCGGCGCACCGGGATCGGTAGGCTACAGCCGACCAACACCACAACCAGCACAACAGCCCCAGAATGGGCTATTGGCTGGGCCATTCTCCGCGCCGCAGTACCAGCCTTTGGGCAAGATCGACTTTGACGCGATGAACCCGTTTAACAGTAACGACTTAGTAGCGTCTGACATTCGCCAATCAGCGCCAACGAGCTACCAACCTGGGCAAACGGACGATGCGGAGTGGGAAAAGGTTCTTGGCGATTTCAATTCGGCGCACCAAGCGGCGTATGGAATACCGATGAACAGGAAGTGGACCGCTGATGCAGACGCTCAAGCAGCCTATGCCGAATTGGTCAACAAGTACGTCAAAGCAAAATCAAAGGTGTAAATCATGGCTGGACTTTTAGATGGCATGTTAGATAGCGACAGCCTGCGCCTCGGATTGGGCTTACTCGCTGCGGGCGGGCCTACTACAGACCCTAACCGCACGGGTATCGGCCAGCGATTGCAGGAGGGTTTAGGCAGCTTTGATGCCTACAAGCAAAACGCACTCAAGCAGAAGATGCTGGAGGCGCAGATGCAAGAGCATTTGCAGGCACAGCAACAGGCGAAGGCTTTGCGCGAGTTGTCTGCTAAGTTTGCGATGCCTGGAAAGCCAGCACTTGCACCATTGATGGGCGATGCGGAGTCGGGAATTTTGCCAAGTGCGGGGCGCGAAGCGGTTGCACCAAGCTACGACTACGCAGGCTTTGCAAATGCAGTGGCTGGCATTGATCCAATGAAGGCAATGACCATCAATGCTGCTCTAAAGAAAGAGTCGCCAAAGTTCTCTACGGCTCCGCAGTACGACCAGCAGGGCAACGCCTTCATATTGGCCGAAAACGGCGAAATGAAGTACCTGAGCGGCGTTAAAGCACGCGACAAGCTAGAGGAAGTGCGGCTTGGCGATAAGGTTGCATTTCGCAGCCCGTACAGCACTGAAATGCAGGGTGGTATGCCTATCGGCCAATCGCCAGACGGGAAGGCATCTAACGCGCTTGGGTGGGCGAATAACGCGCTTTCTGCACAGGGGCAGCAACTCACAAATCAGCGGGCGATTGACAGACTGAATTTTGATAAGCAGGGGGGCGCTGAGAGTGTCAAGCCCAAACTTGTAGATGGGCAGTGGGTAACGGCACCGTCCAACATGAAGGCCGGTGAAGTTCGGCCCGCCATGCCGTCAGCAGGCAGGAAAGATGCCAATGAGGCGCTGGAGCTAATCAAGACGGCAAGAGAGATTATCCCAAAATCGACCGGCAGTTACATCGGCACAGGGGTAGATCAGGCGGCTCGTTTGTTCGGCGCATCGACTGGCGGTGATACAGCGGCGGCGCAGCTTAAAGCATTGGAGGGCGCATTGGTCTCCAAAATGCCAAAAATGTCCGGCCCACAATCTGACAAGGATGTACTGCTTTACAAGCAAATGGCTGGCGAAATTGGAGACCCAACGATCCCCGGCAGTCGCAAGCTGGCCGCACTCAAAGTCATTGAGGAAATTCAGCAGCGTCAAGCAGGCGGCGGAAGCGGGGCATCTGGCACATGGGCGGCCCCCACACCGCCAGCTGCAGGCGGTGGCTGGTCTATCCAAAAAGTGAATTAAGGCGGGCACCATGGCAAGCTACAACATCACTTCACCAGACGGCCAAAAGTACACCATCAATGCGCCGGACGATGCGTCGCAGGACGATGTGATGGCCTATGCGCAGAAGTCTTTCAAGATGGCAAAGGCGCCAGAGCAAGAAAAGAGTTTGGCGTCTCGTGCAGGGCAGCATGGCGGCAATATCCTTGCGGGCGCGATTCGTGGTGCTGGCTCGATTGGCGCGACCATCATGCGCCCATTTGAGACTGGCGCAGAAAATGACCAGCGCAGGCAGTCAATGGACGACGCATTGCAAACGCTTGGCGCAGAGCCTGAGTCATGGATGTACAAGGGCGGCAAGCTGGGTGCTGAGATTGCAGGAACGGCAGGCGCGGGCGGGATGCTTGCCAAAGGCGCAGCCATGGTGCCGGGCGTGGCGCGTGTGGCACCTGGCATCATTGAGTCGCTTCGTACCGCTGGAATAACGACTGGCATGGCCCCGGCTGCCACCACGGCAGGCAAGGCGGCAATTATGGGGACGCGCATTCTGGGCGGTGCGGCCAATGGCGGCGCATCGGCCATGATGGTGGGTGATGATGCTGGTACAGGCGCAATGATCGGCGGCGCATTGCCGCCTGCGTTGGCCGCAATCGGGCGGGTTGGGCGCGAAGCTGCGAAGGCAATCCCGCTGGTGGTTACGCCGGAGAAGCAGCTCATGGCACGAAAAATCGCCGCCATTGCCGGGTTGACTCCTGACGATCTACAGGCCGCAATGCGCATACAGGGGCCGTCCATGATTGGCACAGAGCGTACCGTCCCGCAGATACTGCAAAACCCCGGCATCAGCCAGCTACAGCGCACGGTGATAAATGCCAGCAACAACAATCCTTTGATGTTGCGAGAAATTGAACAAAATGCGCAGCGTATGGCAGCACTGGATCGGGTGGCACCTGTTGCCGGGTCAGTAAATGAGGCGGCAGACGTTGCAGGTAGCGCAATCCAAGACTTTGCGATCCCTTTGCGGGCAGAGACTGGCAAGCGGGTAAACCAGTTATTTGACGCGGTTGACCCGTTCAATGAATCGCGCATCACGCTGCCGCTTGAAGGCATGGAAAACGCGCGGGCTAAATTCTTAGGCCCCGGCACCTTTGGCACTGGATCGCGGGCAAGGGCTGGACTCGATGAGGCTCGGCGCATTGGCACGGAGGTGTTACCGGGAGTGGATGAGTTGGCAGCGGAGACGGCATCCAACAGTCAAACGCTTGAAAAAGCAGTACGGGCGGCTGGCGGCATACGGGGTGGTTCGGGGGAGTTGCGCGACTTGGGCATAAAGCAATCTGGCACCACTGGGCTGGTAAACAACAAAACAGGCCAGTCTGCGGACTTGCTTGCCGAAGAAATGCACCGGCGTGGCTTTATCCCTGATGCAGACCCTGCAACCCTGTTTGATGCGCTGCGCAATGGTGGCGGTCGGAAGGTGTTTGCCAACGACCAAGTTGAAAGCAACGCCATGCAGCGCATGGCAGAGGCGGCGATGGGGGATGCGCCAGGCGCTGAGACTGTTATGAAAGCCATCCCGTTTAGTGAGGTGCAATCACTGCGCTCATCCATGAATGAGGCTTGGAAAAAAGCCAGTATGAAGGGTGACAACAAGGAGGCTGCAGCCCTCATGGGCATGATTAAGCAGATTGACGGTCAGGTCGATAACGTGGCCGCTGGCAAAAGTCTGGATGGCGATTTTTTCCCGGCAGATATGGTGCAGAGCTGGCGCCAAGCGTTGGACGCCCACGGGGCTAAGAAGCTGCGTTTTGATACCGGGCCGCAGGCGAGTATGTTCCGTCAGGGCGGCGATGGTCAAGCGGCCATCCAAGGCGCCGAAATTCCCGGCAAGTTCTTCAGCTCCAAGCTATCCCAAATCGAAGATGCTGCGGCATTTAAGCGATTGATTGGGGACAATGCACAGCTTCAAAACCTGTTGAAAAGCTACGCCACAACGGATGCCGCGCAGCAAGTCACCAAAGACGGCGCACTATCCAACGCCAAGCTATCGAAGTGGATGCAATCGCGGAATGGAGCGATTAAAAACACATTCAACGAACAAGAAGCAGCAACCCTTAATCAATTGTTGCAGGATGTGCAGCGGGCCGATGGCGCAGCGACGTTGGGAATGTCAAAGGGCTCAAACACAGCGCAAAACATTGAGGCATCCAAACGGGCCATTCAGTCCGGTTTATTGGATAACTCAGTTATGGAGTTGTTGTTCAACAAAATCCCCGGCCTGAATCAAATCAGCGGCCCAGTTCTAAAGACTCTGCGCGAAAAAGCAGCTCAAAGCAAAGCGGACAAGTTGGGCGGCTTGCTTGTTGACCCGCAAGAACTGGAGCGCCAATTGGCGATGCTTATCAAAGGGGAGCAGCCCGGCTTACTTGGCCGCGCGATGAACAGCCCTAATGCGGGTCTTTTTGGTCTTTCGGCTGCTCGAGCTCTCCCGATAGCTCTCGGCCAGTGAGTCCGCAGTAAACACCCCAAACGAAAGCAGCAAGCACCATTGCGCCAGCCTTCCATAGCATGTAGTCAGTGAATTCCATCCCATCACTATAGCCCAATCCCTCAATTAATCAAACGTCGAGAGACGCCGGAGAAAAAAATG